TAACCAGCATCGCCGATGTTCGCAGCAGTGATATCTGTAAATCCTGCAACTCGTAAGTCTAGTTCATCAAAGTTTTGATTTACCTTAATAAATGCTTCTCGTAAATCATCACCTGTGCCGTCGTTAGCAAGTAATCCTACATTAATATCTTGAATAGCCATGTTAGTCTCCGTTTTATATATTTATCAGAAACTAGTATTATATGTTTGACCAACTTGTTCCGTCAAATACTACAACATTACCAGCAGTTAAATCCCATGCTAACATTCCTTCATTAGATCCTTCTGCTGCTGATGGTAAATCAGCATTTTCAAATGCAGGAAGCTGTAATCCAAGTGTTGAGTAAAATGCTGGAAACGTTAATGCACCAGCCCCACCACTACCGTTATCGCCTACATATCCGTAGAATGCACCACCATCATAGAATATCTGTCCTGCTAATGGCGATGTCGGTGGCAATGTGATTGCTAATAATTCTAATCTGCCGCTCTCAATCTTAAGAGCATTGTTTGATCCTGGATTTACAGAGATTGTAGAAGTATTTGTTAAAGAACCAACTCCTACAACCGTTGGCGCATTTAATGTAGTTGAAGCTGTTACTGTATTTCCAGTGATAGTACCTGTGGTTGCACTTATATTTCCGCCTGTACTAAAGTTGGATGATGTACTTGTAATACTTGTTAAAATGTCAAGTGTTTCTATACTTACATCTTTTAGTGTATTTGTGCTTGTGCTTGTAGGTGCTTGATTAAATGCATCTGCTTCGATTGCAACACTACTAGTTGCACCTCGTCCGGTGACAGTTTCGAGTGTGTCAACTTCTGCACTTAGCAACCCAGTAGCATCGAATGTTAATGTAACTTGTCCAGCAGAAGGCGTGGCTGTAATTCTACCACTGCCAATGACATCGCCTTGTTGTAAATAGTTGGCTGCATCAATCACAGCAAGAGTTGTGAACTCGCTGTCGTTGTTTAGCAAACTGATATCTGAACCTGCTGTTAGTGCATTTGCTGGAGTAAATGTAAATGTACCAGCAGCATCATATATCAAACTACCTTGTCCACTTGCTGGATTGGTTACAACACTAAAGTCAGCTAACCCAACTCCACCTGCTGCTGGCGACGACTGCCAAGTAAATCCATCATAAGTTAGTACCTCATTCAACACAGCATCAGCAACATTAACATCGCCAATATCATCAAGATTATCGATTTGATTTAGAACAGGTTTGTTGAGAATAAAAGCAGCACTTCCAGTATCTGTTTCAGTCCAGTCACTTTGTATTTGCGGAACAACAGCATTACCATTGAGTGTTAGAGATGTTGCAGTCATTGTGGTTGCTGTTAGTGTAGATATTGTACTAGCACCAGTAACATTTAATGTACCGCCTAACGAAACGTTTCCGGTAGTAGCCATTGTACTACTACTTAGTGCTCCGCTAACACTTAGACTAGTTAGGTTGGCAATACCTACACTTGAGAAATCTAAGCTATCACCGCTTGGTATTTCTTTTAGTCTATTGCCGTCTGTAGTATCTACTATTAGTGGAAATCTATTTGCCATTATTACATCCTGTTCTTTTTAATATTTATCGTAATCAACTTATACGCCATTTTAAAGTGCTGCTATTCTTGTTTTGAAGTCTGCAAAGTCTGCACTTGCTGCTACTTCTGTTTTTAAGTCTGCTAAACTTACATATCCTGGAATAATACCGTTTACAGCATCTACTAACAATGTACTATCGTCGGCAAACACACTACCTTTGATATCAGTTGTAATATCGCCATCTTCAAGTGCTGTTATATCTGCATATAGTTCTGTAAAGTTTTCGTTGATTTTAACCATAGCATTGCGAAGGGGATCTCCCCCTCCACTATTTGCAGCTGAACCTACATTTATTATTTTTTGTGCCATTATACTCTCCCTACTACTACTTCGACAATACCACGTTCGCTATCATCTTTGGTTCCAACTGCTTTACCAATAACTTGTCCGATACTTGGTGCATTGTTGACAATAGCATAACCTGGTACAGCACTTGTAACAAGCATGTCTCCTTTAGCAACCTTACCAATAACTTTACAAGGCACTCTACCTTGTAGTGCTAGTCCGACAACATGTTCACCTTGTAGCGCACTATTCATCAAGTGTGCTGGATTTGTTGTTACAACACCTGCTGCACTTGTTTGACCTTTTGCACTACATTCAGTAACTTCTTCATCGCCGCCGAACACTAGTACTGTTCCTGGCTCGTAGTCTGCATCTCCTAAATAGTTCTCTGCAAGGTCAGCATATAGTGCAGCAGTTGCTTCACCATTGAATGTTGTTGCCCAAACAGTGTTGTATCTATTTGTACTACTACCAATACTCACACCATTGTCTGAGCCGCTGTTTGCTGGACCGACTATGTTACCAGTGTGTGTAATACTACCAGTTATGTTGATACCAACTGTTCCGTTAATAGTTCCGCTTGTAAATGTTAAGCCAGTTAATCCTGATAAACTTGTTGACGATGCACCAAGAGCAATACTTGTTGTGCCAACTGTAATACTACTATTTGCTAGTTCAGTGTTTGAAACACCACCTGTTTTAATGCCAACAAATCCAGTTGTAGTTTCAAAGTTTGCATTATCAAAACTTGCTATACCTTTAGTAGCTGTGCCTGCTGTTGCTGCTGCTGTAGCATCATCAAGTGCTAGTTTACTTTGTGCGATTGCAGCACTAGCATTAACATCGTTGTCAACAATAACACCACTATTAATATTTGCTGTAATGCTATTGCCCGATGTATATGTAAGTCCAATATCGCCAGTTACTTCAACATTTACACTTTGTTGATTAGTTCCTACAAATGCTAAAATATTGCTAGTGATTGGAGCGCCTGTTCCTGTAACAGTCACATCTCCGATATCATTTAGCTCATCTGTTTTTTGATCAACATATTGTTTTGTTGTAGCATCACTTGAAGCAGTTGGTGTTCCTAAGTTAGTAATACGATTACTGCCCAAGTTCATGTCACTGTTCATAATGGTTTGACTAAATCCTGGACCGCCTAAACTCATTACGCCTGGACCAATAACTGTGCCGCCTGTAGCGCCATCTCTATCAAAGCCTAAACGTTGATCAATATAGCCTTCTGTTGCTGTTTGTGTTGGTACTGCATCACCTTTAGCATCAGTAAACGTATCGTCGTTGCTAAACTCGTTAACACGCACACCACGTTTAAAGCCAATACCGTCAATGTTTGTAAGAACAAGTGCAGCGTTAAATGTAACACTACCAGTACCTTGGTCAACTGTAAAGAATCTACCTACACGGAAGAAACCATCTTGGTCAGTAAGTGTGGCAAATACTCTACCTTTATTACGTTCTTGTACTTGTGCTGCACTTGCATTACCAGTACTGTCAATAGCATCGCCTGATGAAACAGGACTAAATCCAAACGGTGAACCGTAAATACGTTCTGGATAGTTACTGGTATTAAACCCGCCAGTACCAATGTCCAGCATATCGTGTCCTGTTGCTCTGTTGGTACTGATGTTAACAGTAATCTCTGCTGCTTCGCCGGATGCCAATCCTACTTTTAGTGTTATGCCGCCACCGTTAACTAGTGTTTTAGCAAGTCCAGCATTTAGCGCTGGCCAATGAATATCTGTATTTGCAACATCAGAAATCTGTACTACAGCAACTTGAGCTGTGCCACTGCCGCCTGTGTATGAATATTCTGCATATGCATCTATTTGATAAGTTTTGCCACCCCATGTAAAGATCATGTCAGCATTTGCTATTCGTGTTCTTTCCGTCTCATCTAGTTGTCCTATTACAATAAATCTACTACCGTCTGCGCTTGTAGTTGCGGCAGTAGCACCCATGGTAACAGTTGCACTTGGTGTAGCAGCAAGTACAATATCAGTGTAGTTTGAATCTACAGTACTATTGGCATTAAAGAAACTTTCAGTAGCAGTTATTATACTTTGATCAACACTTAAATCAGTGTATCTAAAGTTGCTATCAAATGTTACCATACGTTGGTTAGCCTCTGTAGTTACTCCATCTGTGATTTGATTACCGAATAGAATAGTACGATACACATACTCTGTAGTATCTTGCGTGAAAGTAAATGCTGTACTTGGACGAGTTGGCAATTCTTCTGTACCAAAATCATCAAGCAAGAAGTTTTGTTTATGTCGTATCACAAGTTTAGTATCGTGATCAGTATCTTCTTGTAAACCATTTGATGCTGTTCCTTCAAGTCCAGTACCAAAGTTTAACTTCCATACTTTACCATCACGTACAGGAGTACTGTCGTCAAATCTAGGAGTACCTGTTACACTAACTGCACCTATTACTCCACCGTTAACATCAGTTGTTGTAATAGTAGCATCGTTAGTAGGTGTAGCACCACCAAGTAATGTACCTGGAATAATGATTGTTTCGCCTGCTGCGCCTGCGCCTGATCCGCCGCCTGTAATATCAACACTATAGTTGTCGCTGCGTGTTTTCTTAACTCTAAAAATAGCAGTATCCGCAGTATATGTACCAGTGAGACCTGCTGCACTACTTGTATCAATCTCATAACTACTTAATGTAAAACTAGCATCACTAGCATTGGTTATTTCGTATGGTTGATATAATCCAGTATTGTGTAGGATTTCAACTTCACTTACGTTATGAGGATATTCTTCTAAATCATACACATACATAAACAACGAGTCTTCTGGTGCATCGTTGTCTAGTGTTGTAACTGTTGCTGGAATGCCAACATTTGTACTTGTAGGCGAAGTAATAGTTCCTGTTGTGTTGAATGTTCCTGTTGTAGTATGCACATACAATCTAGTAGGATCTCCACTGCCATCTTCTTCGCCTGTGAAACTTAAGATACCTGTTGCATTTGCTGCTCTTGTTGCTGTACCACCACTAGTGTATGCAGTATTAGTTGACGAATCATATGCACTACTAAGACCAGTATCGGTATACAACGTAAACGTGTTAACATCTTGCACATCTACATAAAACTGCAATCCGTTTAGTTCAGTCATGCCAACTACATCAGCTATAGTAACTAAATCTGAATCAGTTAGTCCGTGTCCAGTTGCAGTAACCGATGCCGGGCTTGCTTGTGTAACGGCAGTGATAGTAGCATTAATCAAACCTTGTGTAAGTGTTTGTCCTGCACTAACGTTGCCTGTTGACGGGACAGCAGCAGCAAAATCTAAATATCCATCTGCTCTAAATGTTTTACCAGGGAATACCATATTGGCACCTAGTGTAACATCAGTAGCAACTTCATCAGGATCAGCACCTGCAGAAACTAGTCCGTAGATACCGTAACTGTTGTTACCACCAAGACTACGTATTTGAGAACCGTCTAGTGCAAGATAACCAGTATGGCAATAATATGTAAACATACTAACAAGTTCTGATAGTGCGTTGTTAACACATAATGCACCAAAACCTAAATCGTTGATTTGTGTAAAGTCGTTTGCTAACATACTTCTGTTACCACCACTTTGTACAAATATATCAACACCAGTACTTCCAATATATCCACGTCCAACTACAAATGTTTGAGCAAGTCCGCCTCCTGTGTATGTACTAAATGCACTTGTATTATAACCTGCTGTTAAGCCTACATCAGTATATAGTTCAACTTCATTTGGGTTAAGTGTTGTCTTAACATATAATGTAGCACTGTTTATTTCAATCATGCCATTAACATTACTGATTGTAACACGATCAGCATCTGAATACGGATGAGCAATAGTTGTGCGCATCACAGCGGTTGCTGCTTGTGAGATATCATCAATATCTCGTGATGTACTATCACTAGGGTTACTAGTTTCATCTAATATGAAAGTAGCAGTTCCGGCAGCCTTGTCATATGCAGAGATTGTATTAACTTGATATCTGTCGCCATTAATAAAGAATGGAAACGGTGTTGGCGGTCTTCTTACAAATAGACCTTGATCAGTTGGTGAGCTTACGCTAATACTAAATGCATTATTTACAGTATCAATAGTTGCAGGCATATTACCTGCATATCCATCAACAAACAATCCGCCTGCAAAGTTTCTATTTGTGCCTTTAGACTGTGCAAAACTCGAACCTGTTTGGCAATAAGGAGAACGTGTTAGTATTTGACCTTCTGGGTCAAGTACCATCATAAATCCGCCTTGTCTTTGTACAGTAATGTTTCTTACAATAGTACCATCGTTACACAATAGTACATCCATTTCACTGTTGTTTAATGGAGGGTTGTAGTTTACATTATTAAAATATGCAACACAATCAACTAATGCATTAGCTTGTGTGTCTGATTCGGTTTCTGCTGCATAATCTTCATCAAATATTTGAGTAACACTACCTGTTCCTGAATATCCATTGCCCGAATCGTTAGCTAAAATATTTGTTATAATAGCTTTTAAATTTGTTATTGCTGCGGCAGTTTCAGTTTCTTGTCCTGCAACTGCGCCTGTATAATATGCGCCTTGGTTTGTAAGAGTGTTTTCTCTTCCGCCTACACGCAAATCTTTTACAATGCCGTCAACAATCAATCCAGTGTCTCGACGACACTTAGTTTCGTTGTATACTAAACTAGGATACGTTGCATCAACGTATTCAATAGTTTCTTCTACCAAATAGTCTTTGTTAAGTTCAATCAACCTTGCAGCGTCTTTAAAGTTTCCAACATTAGCTGTAGCATCAGTTCCTACGTCTGCTATTTTACTAGGATCTGATACATAATGATATCCATATTTTCCTTGCTTTCCACTAACTGGGTGTGTAAAGTGATATCCGCCGCCTGTAGTTGCAATATCAAATGTTAAATCTGCTGCACCACCAGCGCCAATCTTACTGTCATTAATAGTTATTGTTTCGCCAACAATAAATCCGTCGCCGCCGCTTGTAATAGTTACAGTACAGGCGCCGCCTGATAAAACAATAACTTGGAATGTAGCTTTTACACCAGAACCATCAGATCCCCAATCATCTACTCCTATCTGATATGTTCCTAGTACACGTGACGCATCAGCAGCAGACACATTTGTTAATGTTGCAGCCGGCGAATATGCTGATATAAGACTATCAGTTATGATATCTCTATAGAAATATGTATGATTCCATTTACTCTGTGATACACCAGGCTTTGGACGTAGCACAACTCGTCTAAACTCGTCACCTTTAATACTTACGTTTTCAGGTAGCTTGATAGGCAAATGTTCATAGTAAATGCCACTTTCGATTCTTACCGTAATTTGGTTGTTGCGTGTTCGATTACCGTATTCGAGTTCTTCACCCGGAATAAACTCTATCGGTTCAACTAGGTCAACTACTACACTATCAGTAGTAACACTTGCGCTACGAGTATAATCTGTAATAATACCTTTTGCGCCCGATAACTTTCCTACAATGATTTTACCTTCAATGAGATCAGGATTGCCTTCGCCACCTTGGTCAACTGCTGGATTTGTACCATTAGTAAACGCAACTGTATATCCTGCACCTGTAGCTGCAAGTGCTACATCAGTTCCTGATAAAATGTCAATAATTTCATTGAAACGATCTGTATAGGCTGTAATAACATTTGCTGCGATTGTACCCGGTGTTGCTGTATTAGCGTCATTAAATGCACTAACCAACTGCGCTCTAACAACAGCAATAGATGCTCGTGTGGCTGCTCCTTGATCTACTTGTGCTTTGATTGCACTTGGGTTTGCATTATATCTTAGGCCTGCCCAACGTGATAGATAGTTTACTGTTAATCCTGCATTAACATCAAGTCTTACAGAATCAATCATTAGTTTTACATCACGTTTACAAATTTGTATATCGTATGTTAAGTCTGCAAAGTTAACTGCAATGTAACTTTGTACAAACTCCTGTATTTCATTTGTGTTAGACACAGCTAAATCACTAGCTGCTGTTGCTGTTGCAGGACTGCTATATCCTGTAACACTATCAATAATACTATTAACGGCGCCGTCGTCGTATGTTACTTGCTGTACATAAGGACCAGGTTCGTATGGAGTAGCTTCGATAATTGCTTCTGCTTTAACCATAGCAGCATTAACAGTTTTATAAGCATACTGTGGCGACCTACCTTCTTGGCCAGCTGGGGCTGCTTTTTGTGAATCATCACCAGCTGTTGAAACATAAATGTTTGTTGCACTAGCATAGCCCTGTGTATCAACATAAAGTTTTGTAACAGCTTGTAAATCATCTTTACCATTTGGTGCACCAAAGCCTTCAAGAGGATTTGGATGATCTGATAGGTACAGTGTATCCAACATACGTCTGTTGGTTTCACTTCCTGCTCTAGTAATTACTTCTTGTGTTTGCGGAACTTGTG